TCGCCCGTGTGATAGTGTTTGCTATCAGCGAGCACCTTAGCGGTGATCGTCATTGGCGGATGGGCGCGAGGTATTCGATTTCGTAGATCGCACGAGCGGCTTCAGCGTCGTGCTTGCTGGAGACGATACGCTGGGCGTAGCGCATCTCCGGGTGATCCATGATATGCGGATACTGGATCGCCGAGTTCTTGTCGATGTTGATGACCTTGATCCCGGCCTTCTGGTTGTTGGCCGCGAGCGTCGTGTGGTTCTGCAACTTCTCGATCCCGCCGTCGTTGAGAAGTTCGTGATCGACAACGAGGTCGTCGATGGCCGTCTCTGACGGGTGGTCGGAGCGTTGGCCGTTGGTGAGCATCGGGCGCTTCACGCGAAGGAGCAGAGCACCCATGCCCGCCATCTCGTCGCGTTCGTTGACGAAGCGCATGTCGGTGACGACGACGGGGCCCGCAATCGACTTGATACGCCCGCGAGTCGCGGTCGTCCAAATCTTGTCGCCCAGGCTCACGCGACCGTATTCGGTGCCAAGCTCTTGCATGATCAGACGCGGCGTCACGTCGGCGTTGTCGCGCCACTTGATGATGAAGTCGGCGAGGACTTCGATTGCATACGCGGCGCTGCGGCCCTGCAACGTGTCCTGCGGTTCGTCGAGATTCTTCTTCGTCGGATACTTCGCGCCCTGATATTCCATCAGGAACGCGACCATCTTCTGCGCCGTCTTCTCGACATCCAGCTTTTCGAGGAAGCGGCCTTCGAGATACTTGATCGGCTCTTCTTTCTGGCCGCCATCGACCATTTCCTGAATCGTGGCCTTGTCCAGCCCTTCCTCGGCCAGGAGGACGCGGAACATGCCCTTCAGGGCGTCCGCGAACTTGACGTTGGTGTAACCCTTGGCGACCAGAGCGGCCCCGGCGGTATCCTTACCGTGGCCCTTGCGCCCGGCGATAGCGATTAGCTTATACATGGTTAATGTCCTAGCTTATGGTAAAGGGAATGTCAAGCGAAAAGTTAACCAGAAACGACGGTCAACCGTTCGGCGGCCCGGGTCACGGCGGTGTAGAGCCAGCGGTCGGCGTCGTCGCGGAAGCTCCGCGACTCGTCGTGAACCACGACTTCATCCCATTGCGAGCCCTGGGACTTGTGGCAGGTGAGAACCCAGCCGAAGTCTGCGTGCTGATACTTCTTGCGGGCATCCCAGAGCTTGTGATCGGCAATCGTGGCCGCGTTCAGGCGCTGGAAGACGTGCTCTTCGAAGGGGGCTTGGAGCAATGTCAGGGCGTATTCGACATCCTCTTCGTCGATGACCTTGATGGGGAACGACTCTTCGCCTTCGACGAGTGGCGTCACCGACTCCATACACGTCACGATGCTGCCGTTGACGAGCGCCGGGTGCTGCCTGGAGTTCCGAGTGATCAGGATCGGTTCGTTGGCCTGCGGCGCCGAGAACGCCGCGTAACCCAACGCACGGCGGATTTTGGCGGTCAGGGCCCAGCGCGTCTTATGTGTGCCGCAGATGACTTGGAGGTCCCGTGTCAAATCCGTGGTGACGTTGTCGGCCTTGCGGGGGATGATCTTCACGAGCCCACCGTATTCGCCGTGCTGCACCCGGTTGCCCTGGCGCACTTGCGCCGACAACCAGATGATGGGATTGTCTGCGGCTTGACGGTGGATTTCGGTGAGGAAGAAGTCGGGCGTGTGTTGGGTGAAGCCCGGCTTCTCGCTGACAGGCGGAAGCTGGCCGGGGTCGCCAATGGCGAGCACGGGGATGCCGAAGCTCAGAAGATCGTTGGCGATGTCGATGCCCACCATCGACGCTTCATCGACGACGACGAGGCGCTTGCTGCGGACCATAGATTCTTCGTTGAATTCGAAGGTGAGCCCCGACTTGCGGTCGTTGAGGGCCTTGCGGAGTTTCGCGCTGGCCTTCGTCTCTGCGGCTTCGACTTCTTTCAGCCGCGCTTCTTTTGTTGCGATTTCATCAACGGGCGTAGGGTCGCAGGCGCGCAAGCGCATGAGGTCGGCGGAGAGTTGTGCGACTTCGGCGTGGCAGGCCGCAACCTCTTGGCGGATGCGTTCTGCGGCTTCGCCGGGCTTGCGATAAATCAGCTTGTGGATTGTCGTCGCCGTGACATCCCAGCCCTGGGCTTTGAACTTCTGCATCATGACCTTCGCGGCCTTGCCCGTTGGGGCGCAGAACGCGACTTGGCTGGGCGTCAGCCCGCATTGGTCGATGATGTCGGGGAGGATTGTGGACTTGCCGGTGCCCGCGTAGCCCGCGAGATAGAAGAAGGGCTTCGAGCGGTCGCCGAACCAGCGAGAGACTTTGCGAACTGCGTCCGCTTGCATATCAGAGAGAGTTGGCATGGCACCGTGCCTATGAAGTGGCCCGGGTGTTACCCCGGGCCAGTGCTTTCAACTTGGGTGGAGGATTAGAAGCGACGCGAGCCGCGCTTCACTTCCTGCGCCGGAGGCGGCGGCGGGGCCGCTTCTTCGGCTTCTTGCGCCGCAGCGGCTTCAGCTTCGAGCGCGTCGAGCTTGGCGCCGAGTTCGGCTTCGTTGGCCCAGCCCACGATCTTCAGGACCGGCGCATACTTCGTCGGCTGGCCGCGAACATTCTTCAGGACGAAGCTGTTGCTGCCGAGTTCGACGACCGGCACTTCGCCGTCGTGACGCGCCATTTCCTTCGCGAAGTCGCGGAGCAGGTTGCCCATCGCGATCTCGCCCGACTTGTTGCTGACCTGGAATTCGTAGGTCACGCCGGTTTCCACGTCGCGCATCGTCACCGTGCGCTGCGCCGACCAGCCGTCTTTCGTGCCGTCGTCATACGTCTTATACGGGCCGTGGTCCGGGAGTTCCGACGCCGGAGGCGGATTGCCAGCGATGACCGGCACCATGATCTTCTCGATCATCTCGCCTTCTTTCCAGCAGATGTAGCCGACGCTGTAGTCGTTCATGTTCACGGCGAGTTGCGTGCCGAGCGGCAATTCTTCTTTGTCTTTGCCGTAGATGTAGACGCCGTCGTTCCCGTTGAACTTCAGGAACTGGGCGCCGGAGAATTCGGCGCTGCCGTGTTGACCGGCAATGGCGGCCCACTTTTCAGCGTTGGCAGTAGCAACTGCGCCACCTTGGGCGGCTTTTACGAGAGCGTTCATGTCTGTTCTTTCTGTTCAGGCTGCTTTAGTTGTTCAAGCTGCGTTAGTTTGTTGAGGCTACCCGATGTTCATTATGAACACAAGGGGGTTCGCCCATCGGGCGAATTAGTAATCGAGGTTGACGGTCAGTTTTTCGTAGGGCAGGCCCTCCGTTTCGTAGTCGGCGATGTTGATCTCTGGATAGTCTTCGGCGAGGCGCTTGAGGTCGGTGGTTTTCCGGCCCGCGATCTTCACCCAAGACGCCTTGCCCCAGTCGCCGCTAACGCGGTTCTCTTTGAGTTCACGCATCCGTTCTTTGATGCCATTCTTCGCGAGTTCGAAAGCGTATTCCGCTTTGTCGTGTGCGGCCTTCGCTTCGTCGTAGGCTTTCACGAGGCGCGTCATCTCGATGTCTTCGAGAGGAATGTGCTTCTTCCCGCTGTCGGGGATGCTGCCGGTTTGCACCTTCGCACACGCGGCCTTGAACGGGCAGTATTCGCAACTGCCGTCGAACTTGCCTTCTGGGGCAAACTTCGTTGGGTCGTCGATGGCCCAGACGTTGGTCGCGCGCTTCTTCGCGGTGTTCCAAAGCTTCTCTTCGAACTTGACGACGAAGACCTTGATGTTGTCGAGGAAGGAGGCATCGACGTAGAGGATCACCGCGTAGTTCGGCTTGTGCTCCGTGAGTTCGCGAACGAGGCCCATTTGGACTTGGGTCTGGCCGTGGTGGATGGCCTTCTCTTCACGCAAGCCCACGCGGGGGTCGATACTCTTGATTTCGAGCATCACGCAGTTGCCGCCGATGTCTTCGATGCCATACTTCTCCAGCGCGTTGCGCTTGAGCCCGGTGAGAAGACCGTCAGGGGTCGCGGAGTTCTTGCCGCTGACCAGCGTGTGTTGATCGGAGCCCGCGTAAAGGGCCTTGATGCCCTTCGGCAGATATTGAAGCGCGGGGACCACGAAGTGATTTTCGATGATGTCACCACGGCGCGTCGCGCCCCAGGTCTCTTCGTAGTCCTCGTCCTTGGTGTAGCCGAATTCGGCGCCGCGCTTGGCGAACCAGCCTTTGCGGAGACAGCCGAAGACTTCGGAGGCACCCAACGTAGTCGAGCGGTCGTGCGCCCAGACCTTTTGGGAATCGGCGATGTAGGCCTTGAACATGGCCTCAAAGTCAAGTGGTTCGTTGGCCTTCGCCATTATGCAGCTTCCTTGAAGGCGTCCATTTTCAGGAGTTCGTCGTAGACACGGATTGTCATCCGCACGTCAACGAGAGCATCGTGAGCACCGACGACCGATTCCTTGAAGAAGTATTGAGCGCACTCTTCGAGCTTCGGCCATTTGAAGTCGGCGGGGTGACGGGGACGCTTGTGCGGGACCCTCACGATAGGCACCGAAGTTAGCATAGTGCAGCGAGGTTGACAACTTGCGAAGCGGTCCTTCACGTCTTCTTCGCTGACCCCGGCACGCCACATTGCGCGCTTCATGATCAGGGCGTCGAAGTTGATGTTGTGGGCGACGATGGTGTCCGCGACGGACATCATGTTGCCAAAAAGGTAGGCCGC